AGTTTGTCAGAAACATCGGATAAATTTTTAATCATATTTGTCAAAACTTCATAATGTGAAGGGTCCTGTGAGGCATGAGCAAGATCGGCAATTTCCCCGATAGCATTTGTTCCTATAGAAATAATATTTTTAATATTTGCTCTTGACTGTTCAAAATCTTTAATCGCGGAATCATTCTGGATATCGCCTTGTAAAGTTTCAATTTCATAATTTGGTGTTTCTAAAGGAGCAAGATTAAAACTGTCTTCTATTGTTTTTTTCATTTTATTAGACTCAAATTATGAATATGATAGTGTTTATTACCATCTTCTTGTGTTTCTGTATTATGATATTTTAATTTTTGCCCATGGGGAATAAGAAATTCCTTGGCTCTAAAATCTACCGAATGCTCATCTGGAATATAAACTCCTTTTGATCCTTTTGAAACATTTATTTTAAAAATATGATGATGATTAATTCCATCCCTTTTAACAATATTTCTTGACTGAAAATGCTGTTCTGCCACACTCTTTTTTATAGAAGTAGAAAAATAAGCCGGATGATGCATAATTCCCTCGGAATTTTTTAATTCTCTTGGATCATGTTTTGATTTGCTCCAGACTGTCATATCTTCAGGAGTTTTATGAATATTTAAAGTTTTATCAATATTATTGATTTTTTCTTCTGTTTTTAAATCTTTTAAATTCTTATCCTTATGTTTTTCCCAAAGATAAGAATTTACATCTTTTGAATCAGATGTAAATTTATGAAGAACATAATGATGATCTTCAAGTCCTGTATAATGATTAGTTAATTTATTTGCTAATAATCTTTCATCTTCCTGGCGCTTTTTTTGTGCGGCCATTCTTGTATCAAAATCATCTTCTTTTAAGAAATTTTTAAAATTATTCATTTGGTTCAATGCTCATGTGATGAATGTGGGTGTAACTTTTTACAGATTTTCCTAGAACATGATTATAATAATCTTTTTCATGTGTATCTGTTTTTTTATATTTCAAATTTGTCCCTTTGGGAAGAATAAATTCTTTTTCACCATGCATATGTGAAACATGATCAACATAGACGCCAGGATGATCTTTTGGAATATTCATTTTTAAAATGTTATGATGTATATCACCATTTTCTTTTACTTGTGTATTAAATGTATTTCTACCTTCTGCAATTGCTTTATCAATAGAAGCAGAGAGAAATGCAGGGTGATGAACAATTTTTTTATCATCCATTTTTTCTCTGGGGTCTATTTTTGATGAAGACCATACTTCTAATTTATGCGGAGTTTTATAGGAATGTAAAGTTTTATTTAACTCTTCCGCTACATTATTTAAAGAATTATAAACAGATTTTATTGGCTTTTTATGTTCTTCCCAAAGATGATTATTTAAATCAGACGAATCTTTTGTGTAATTTTTAATAGAATGTCTATGAAGAGAATTAAAAATGATACCATCATAATGTTTTACTAATTCTTGATGTTCAAATCCATCATCTTTATTTTCTTTAAGAAATTTTTTGAATGAAATCATATTTGAGCCTTTTAATTATTTATCTAATTTATAATAGATTTTATATATGATAATTTTGCTCCTGTTGGATCGCCCAAAGTTGGCATAAAAATATTTGAAAAAGAATTACCAAATGTTAATCCAACAGAAGAATTAGCATTTCCTGAATTTGTCATTTTTAACTTTTTTTTGATTTATTTATTAGACGCCAGGAAAGACAATTATTCTGCTTCTTTGTAGAGCTATCCAGTCCGTGGCTGTTGCAAGTTCTAATTGTATTGTAATATTCTGATTTGCTGTGGAATTTATGGCTCCATTAAGTGTTGTTGAAGTTGTTGTTCCTGTCTGCATTGTATTGATAACTTTATTAATTTGTGCATTGGTATTTGCTTTATTGGTAAATCCAGAAAGCCCATAAAATCCCGTAGTTGTGGATAAATTCATCGTGCCAAATTTATATGTGCTATAAAAAGGAGAAACAGTTTTTGCACCAGCCGAATTATTATAAGAACACATAAGGTCTAAGTCAACGCCACCATTGATTCCCAGAGCATTTCCAGGCAAAACAACGCTATAGGCATTAATATAAGCAGCGGTTGTTTGTGTATATGCGCCCGGTCCTGTTGTATTAAATGCTGTTGGGCTTGAAATAATTGTAGGAGTTCCATTGGAATAAACATTATTATAAACTATTCCTGCTGTAGTATTGGAGAAAACAGTGTAGTATAAATTCGCAGAACTTCCTGTAGAAATAGCTCCTGTTGGCAACCAGATATAACATGCAGAATATGTATTATCAAGGGCTGTTGTTAAAGTAATGGCTCCATTTCCTGCCATGGTTCCAGAAGAAACCATAATAATCGGAATTGTAGATTGGCCCAGAGTATATGGAAATGCTTTTGATGAAACTGTGCCTAAATTATTTGCATTATTTGCAGTTCCAACAAAGACTCCATTATTATCTATGTAAGAAGCAACTACTGTATTATTAGCGAACGCTGCAATATTTGAGTTATTGGAAACAAAATATCCACCATAGGAAGAATTTGAAATTCCTTGTGCGCCTATTCCAGAAATAGAAGTTCCATAGATGCCGATGCCAGTATTAGAATTACCTACTGTTCCATAACCGCTTCCACAAGTTCCATAGACACCATAAATAGAATTTGAAGTTCCATAGACACCTATGTAAGTATTTGAAGTTCCTTGAACACCTGCTTGAGAATTTGATGTAAAATAACCGCCAACAGAAGAATTTGAAGTTCCTGCCACGCCAAAAGAAGAAGTTGAAATTCCATAGACTCCATAAGAAATATTACTTTGACCATAGACACCAAAATAAGAATTTGATATCCCCTGTACACCAATATAAGAAAGAGTGCTAAAATATCCACCACCTCCGCTGGTAGAAAATCCAACAACACCATAGTTAGAATTTGAAACTCCTTGTGTGCCATAGTTAGAATTTGAATATCCAGATATTCCTGTACCAGAATTTGTATTTGATCCAGCAGAAATTGAATTTGCTATGATATTTCCAGTAACATTCTGATTTATTAAATTCGCTCCAATTTCAAAATATGAAGTTCCATTGGAGGTAAACATCTTATTATCAGTAAGATTTAGAGCCAATTCTCCAGTAGCAATATATTGTGAATTTGTAGAATATGATCCAGTGGTGTTGGGAGTGCGTCCACTGACTGAAGTTCTTTTTATATAAATTATATTATTAGCCAATATTGGTCCTCATTTTTTGCCTATATAGGCAGAGATTTATTTCTTTTTTATTTTTTCTTCTGATTCTTCTAATTTTATTTTTAAAAAATTATTTTCTTCCGTTAGAGTTTTTATGAGACGATTTGCAATTTCAAGATTTGTTCTTGACATAATATCTTTTTTTATATATTCTTCTAAAGTCGAAATTGCAGTTTCTACATAAACATTAATAAATTCACTATCCAAAATTAAGGCTCCTTTTATATATTTATTAGAAAGTTCCTGCATCTAAGACGGAAAAAGCAGGTAAATTATTTGTAATCTGAAGAACAGTTCCATTGGCTCCAACGGCCAAGGATGTTAAAGCAGAAGGAGAAGATGTTGCTGCATAAAGAATATCACCAGCCGCATAACCAGCCGCATTTTTTCCTGTACCGCCTGATGCTGTTCCCAATGCCGTAGAAAGTAATAATGAATTTGCAGTAAAGTTAGCATTTACTGTAGAATTTGCTGTAATTGTGATTGCCGTAGAGTTAACAACAAATCCTCCCCCCGCACCATAAGGAACAAGATAGGCCTGTAAACTTCCTACGGTAGCATTGGCAGCAGAAATATCAAAAGTTAATGAAGTATTTGGATTTGTGTTAGAAACGCCAATATAAAAATATGGATTGGAATTTGTAGATTTTGCGGCAATTCTTCCAAATAAAGAATACCATGTAGAAGTAGAATTTCCTCCGGGCGAAAACCAGCCAGAATCTACAACATCTGTTGTGGTATGGCCTGATGAAAGTTCTATCATATTGGCATTTACAATAAGTTCAGAAGTATTGATTGTTTCTACGGTTCCCGTTACGATAAGATTTCCCGAAACTGTCAAAGATGTAAAATTGCCGTTTGTTGTCGTAATAGACGTGGTGTTTATGGATGTATTGGTTGTGGTATTTCCAAGAAAAAATACAGTAGCATTTAATGTAGAATTTGTTACAAGTCCGACAAAAGATTCTGTGGATGAATTTTGTGTATTATAAACAGTGCTGTTACCACTAACAAATGTCGTAGAATTTATGATAGTATTTATTGTAGAATTTCCAAAGAAAATGGCAGATGTATTTGCAATGACATTTGCCCCTACGGAAACCGAAGTCGTATAGACTGGCGAAGAAATATTGGCATAATAGGAAACAGGATTCCCACCAAAATTTGTAGAATTATTAGAGGTTAATGTTGCTACGTTGGCTGCAAGGGTAGAATTTAATTGATAGGATGCAGCCGAAACTCCACCCAGATAAGCAGAATTATTAGAGGTTAAAGTTGCCACATTGGCAGACAATCCGGCTGTAGTCTGATATCCCGAAGCGGCTGTTCCTCCCAGATAAGAAGAATTATTGGCTGTTCCGCTATAAGTAGTTGAATTTATTGTATTATTCACGGTAGTATTACCCAGGGTAATTATACCGGATTGTATGGTTGTATTTGAGGAAGAACTTCCAATAGAAATTGTGTCAGGAATAATAGAAATAGAATTTACAGCAGCATTTGTATAATATAATTTAAGAGAACTAGATGTTAAAGTCGAATTTGTCGTTGTTCCCAGAATGCTAAGAGAAGAATTCCCCAGAACGACATTAGGACCAACGCTAATGCTATTTCCTACAGCCAAAATGCTTGTGGTAGGAGTAAAGGTTAGATTGGTATTTCCCGCCAGGATTCCGCCATTATTAAATTGGACTTGTGTTGTTGAGCCTGCTACACCAGAAGTTGGAGCTATCCAATAGGCATTTGCCGAAGCGCCTCCAGAGGTAAGAACATAACCGGCTGTTCCTGTAGAAGCATTGGCAGAAATAACTCCGCTTACGGTAGCATTTCCTGAAAGTGTTAAAGTTGCCGTGATGACATTATTTAGGCCAGAAAGAGAATTGGCCACCAAGGCCTGATTTGCTGTTAAAACGCCAGGATTCATCTGTCCACCAATAGGAACAACTGGCGTTCCAGAAGCAGGCGAACCTATATATAAAATATTTCCATTGGAAGAATATGCAAGCTGGCCTGCCAGCAAAGAACCGGGAATGGCCGTTGTATTAGATCGAAGTTGTTGCATAATATTATTGGCCATGAATATTCTCCCTTTTTGTTATATTTATTATATAACAAAAAGTTTACTTTTTAGGTATTAGAATTTACAGTAAAATATTCAAATTCAAGGCCAGTCACAATATTATTTCCAGAAGAAAGATTAGCCGAAACTCCAAATTCTTGAAATTCTAGGTTAGCCGTTCCTCCATCCCATGTAGAGAAAACAATATTTGCGACATTAATAACAGAAGATGTTTTCTTAGGACCATAAAAATTTCCCTTGAGGGTAAATCCTAGATTCCAAATAATGACTGTTCTTTCCTTAAAATTTTGATCATTTGTATCATCAATTTTTACACCATCTAGGATGATAGGAACGTCTATTGTAGGAATTTCATTAAACATATTTGCCTTGACAGTAAAATCAGGCGTAAAAAAAGGTACAATCTGTTCGATGATTTTTGTTGCATCTTCATTATTTTTGACATATATATAAAGATTGAAATGGATATCATAAGGAACAGGATTATAATAAAAATCTACAGATGTATTTGAAGAATTGGCAAAATACCTTCCTATGGTGTTTATTTTTCTGTTTGAATCATAAACTATATCCACAATTTCAAAAGAAATGGTGGGAAGAATAATAGCATCTGTTCTTTCAATGGCAGGATCAGAAATAACCCTGGTAAGCATTTTTTCTTTTTGGGCATATTCGATGGGGACATTTATAATTTGTGTTAAATTATTAGACGAATCTGTTCTGTTGATGACAAGATCATTAAACATAGAGCCAAAAATATAAATATATTTTTTTATGGTGGAATAATAGAAATAATTATTATTTAACAATTATACTATCTCCATATGATGTAAACAATTAAATGGACTTGGACCTGATTTTTCTGATTTTATATGTTTTAAATTTATACCTCTGGGAAGAATTAATTCTTTTTCCGATTTCCATTTTGTATGATTTCCTACATAAATTCCAGGGTGATTTTTTGGTACATGAATTTTTAACATATTAAATTGTTTGGAATCATTATCCCATCTATTAAAAGTTCTTGCTACTTCTCTATTTAAGGAAGTAGACAAATAAGCCGGATGATGTACAATTCCCTCTGAATTCATTTTATTTCTTGGATCATAAGTGATGCCTGAATAAACATGCATTTCTTCAGGTGTTTTATGCATTTTCATTATTTTATCTAAATTTTGTTTTCTTTTTTCATATAATTCATCATGTTCTGATTTATCATGATGTTTTCTCCAGAGATAACTATTTAATCGAGCAGAACCACTTCCTTCATGAGTTTTTGTTGTATAATCCTTTATATTTTTAATCTCTTCGGGTTCATATTGATAATGATTCATTAATTCTTTATGTTTAGACTGTAATTTCCTCCTAGATTCAGGATTTTCATTTATTATTTCTGTTAAAAATTCTTTGAAAGATTTCATTAGATAAACCCAAAAGCGTTAAATTCATTATTATTTATTACTTGATTTGCATCAGTCTGAAGTGAATCTTCATCGGTTATAGGATCAATGTCTTGTAGATCATAATTTTCATTTGTTATTCTATTACCATTTTCATCCGTAAGAATATTTCCTGATTCGTTTGTATAAATATAATCAAAAACATTAAGAGAATAAACTTTTTGTATAGAATCAATTTCTGGAATTCCTGTATTAAATGTTTCATCAGAATATTCAAATAATTCTAGCGTCATTTGAAAAGTTGGCAGAATCCCAAGAGGATAGAAAATTTCTTTATTATTGGTAAATTTTATCTGAAATACTTTTTTATTCAGGGTAAAATATATAAGATCACCTTCCATGGGACGAGGCTGATTTGTTATAGGCTGGATAACTCTTTCAAATGTTCTTCTGGCCATGGTAAGTGTAATTTGATCACGAATTTCCAGACCAAATTTTGTAAAAATATCTTTCTGGCCGCTAAATCCATCAACATTTTCGATATAAACAGGACATTGAATAGGTGTAGAATAATTGGATTGATCATCTGTTTCATAGATTTTATCAAAATTGGTTATATTTCTAGGTATATAAAATATTTCATGACCATAGATTTTAATTG